TTGTTCGGTGTAACAGTTGCAGTCCCCAGAGTTACGCTTGCCGTCGATGCCGTCCGCAATCACACACAGAGTGCGTGGCTCGGTCTTGACTTCCCTACCGTCAAAAATCGGCTGTGATCCATGCCAGCCCGGAATGCGTTCGGTCTGCTGCGCTAGCCAATCATCCGCGCTAGCGAGCCGGCGAACACGGCGGACGGGTTCCGGCTCAATTAAAGGGGGGGCCGAAGCGGCGAGGCCGCTTTCGGCCCCCTCAACTGTAGTTGCGGCTTCCGGTGCGTCGGGTTTGAGTGCGGCGATAGTGCCCCACACAAGCAGCGCAGCAGCACCGAAAAGAGCCGGAATCAGAAACACACGAAGCGGAATTTTAGACTTGATCGTGTGAGAGCTTGCCGACTTGTACGAGCCGAAGGCGCTGGCCGGGAGCGTTGTGGTTGTCTTGAGTGCGCGTTCACGTGAAGCTGTTGATTTGACTTCCTCCATGAGTTCGCCCCACGCGTAAACCTCAATGAAGCGCGAGCCGAATTTCCTAACACAATGCTCATGTGGCGCAATCAGCGAACGAACAAACGGGTAAATCTGATTCGGACCTTGCGTGGTCCACACAAAGTCGATGCCTCGGTGGCGATGCTCGGCCAGTGCTAGCACATGGTCCGGCGTTTTCTGTCCGCGAGCATCCGAAAGATGCCCAAACCATTTCCACGCCTCATCGACAAAAAAAATGGAACCGTTCGGAAGCACATGCGCGTGTGGTTCCTTTTGCGCGTCGCATGTGCAGACGGGTTCGCCCTTTGGGTCAATCTCGTTCCAGCGCTTAGGATCGTCTAGTTCAACGGCGAGCCCCGGCGCTAGCCCGTCGATGCCAGCAGCAAACACCGGGCGTCCCGGCCCGCCCTCCTGCTTAGCCAGGTCAAGAAGCATCTTGACCATTCGCGCCGTCTTGCCGTGGCCGGGAACGCCGCTGATTAGATGAATAGTCATATCAGCCCACCGGAACCACAGCCGTTCCCGGCTTGCTCAGCTTTACGCGACCACCACGAAAAAACGCGACAGTGCTATAGGCACCGATGATCATTGAAATTGCTTTATCGACGTTGAAGAACGCAAGCCAATCAGCAGCGGGACCGCTTGACGGGAAAAACTGTTGAACCAGAGCTAAGGCGCCTGTCGTAGCGACGTTGTGCACCGCGAACGATATGCCGACATATGCCATAACAGCAACGGCCCACCGTCCGATGTTCGTGCCCACGACGACACGAAACGAGTTCACGGCCAATGCGACGACGCTCGCCCATAACGTGGGCACCAAGAGAGGCAGAGGCATTACATCACCGCCCCATGTGCAATGATTTGCGCAGATTTCCACGCTGCGAAGAGCATGACAAGAACCCCCGTAATTTCCATGAACCCGCAGATTTTCTCGCCATACGGAATGTGAATACCCATCACCTGAACGTTGCCCGGAATCGGGCATGCTCGGCCTCCCGGTATCCAGCCATCCGAGTCAACCTCGGGGGGTTCTTCGCCCTGCCCTGCTTCCTGCCAAACGTCATCGACCGAAGGGCCAGTGGTTTCGCCGGTACCGTCGCCGGGATCAGGAACCTCAATGGTTGCGGTCAGTTTCTTGATTTCCGTTTCCATCGACTCAGCTGCACAGGCTTGCTTACGCGCATGGAACGCCAAATAGCAATTCTGCGGGGTCATGCCGGCGCAGTTGAGAGGGCCCTCGGGGACACCATCCGTATTGCACAGAAGATTAGAAAGCACGGATGCCTTGCCTGCGGCTAACTCAGTTGCGCATGTGGTGCGCCACTGTTGCAACAGAGTGGCGCATTTAACCGGATCCGTACTGATGCAGCTTGGCGGTGCGGAACAGTCGGAGTCAGATGCGGTGTCTCCGTCGCCGTCTGGGTCGGTGCCAGTGTCGCCGCCGCCCGTATCGCCGCCGCCAGTGTCACCGCCGCTAGTGTCACCGCCGCCACCGGTTGTGCTAGTGGTGTTGTAATTATAAATATTCGTAGAACTGCTGTTATTTGTAACGTTGGACGATGAGGACGCATGCCACTGTTCGCCGGGTGGCGGTGGCGATGATGGTCCCGGCGAAGCTCCGCTGCTCGTAATTTGCAACGAGTCCCCATTAACCTTCTCTCCAGTAGCTCCCGGGGTCCAACAGAAGAGCGCCCTGGTGGAGGCTGATGCGCAAAAATCGCCGTTATCTTTGATGCAAACAGTTTGCCCGTCGGTAGCCGGAGTGCATGCCTCACGATCATCTCCGTCTAGCGGCTTTTCCTTCCTGTTCGGTGGCGAAACATCCGAGCAGGTTGACCCTGAATATTTAGTATCCGACGTGCGAATAATTGAGGCCACCCCATCAACTGTGTGAGGGTCCACATCGCCATGAGTCATAGAGCAACCACCAACACACGAAGGCACCCCGTCCGCTACATAAACCCGAGGGCCCGGACCGAAATTATCCGTGTTGCGCCACGAGCAAGACGCGGTAGTGGGATAGTCGTAACGGTCCGTAGGCGTTGTATAGCACGATGAAGACACATCGCTGACCGCTTGACACGCCACATAACTGTTATATCCAGAGCGCTTCGCGTAACTGCCAGTTCCGTACCAGTTATGCACACACGCGTTTACCTTGCCATTCGTAGGCGGCGTCTTAGCCGCTTGCCTCGCCTTACAGCTTGCATACGCAAGCCCCTGATCTAGCTCCGTGTACTGTCCTGCTGAAACGTCGAACGGAATGCAAAGCAAAACGCCCGCGCACACACACGCGACGAATCTATAACTACAGAGTGCCGCAATCAGTCGGAAAAGATGAGCCACGCAGCACCAAGAATTGCCAAGATGAGAAACAGAGACATGCCAACCCCCTCAAAGGTGAAAGGGGGCACCAGGCCCCCTCCCCTGCCGCATTACATCGCGCGGCGGACCCACTTCAGAACTTTGATACCGACCATGACAATGAGAACAGCAGCGCCGATGGCAGCAATCGGGGTAGCAGCGTCGCCAATGGCGGTAACAACAGCGGTAACGTCCATTCGTGTATTTCCTGTTTGAGTTAATCGAGTGATTTTTTTGCCAACCGGAAAATCATGCCGATTGCCCACACGTAAACGACCGCCCACGCGATAGCCTCAGCATCGGCCACCGAGAGGGTTAGCAATCCCCCGGTGGCGTCTGGAACATCTGCCCACACCTCAGAAACGCACGTGCCCTGTGCGTCAAATTCGGTACAGGTCAAAACCTTTGCGGTCACTTAGATTTTTCTGCCGGAATGAGCTTGGGACGCTTGATGCCCAAGTTGCCGTATTGATCCGTTACGAACGACTCCGGCGCGAGTTCATAGGCACCCGGCTTGTATTCCTTGCCGACTTCCACGTTCAAGCGAAAGACAAGCGGAAAATCCGAACCGACATGCAAAGCGGCCTGTTGTTCTCCGAAAAGCTTTCCTTTGTAATCGCGCTGGTTGGTGCTGATTGCGTTTCTGATTTCGACGCGCATGGTGATTGTTCCTAGTTGATGGTGTGTTGGTAGTAGACCGCCGTGATTGCTTCCTCAAAGGCCAACTGTGCAGCCGGCACTTGCAACGCCCAGGTGGGAAGCGTGTCTCTAACTTGGGCGTCGATGAGCCTCCAGAACGTGTCCCGGTCAGGGGCCACGCTGGAAAGCAGATTCAGCAAAGCGCCGTTCTGGCGCTTGAAATGTTTGAGTGCGCTCACAAGGTTGGCTTTCGCTCGTTCCTTGCTGGTGCGCATACGGCAGCTAGTCGCATTGATCCAGAAAAGCGCCGGGAAATGGCCGACCAGATAGGCCGTCGGGTTGCGCATCACTTCCAGCGGGATCGTCCGGTACTTGCACCCGAACCGGCCCTCGAATCGAATCCAAGGGCTTTCTGGATTGCCCTGTTCCTTGCCTTTCTCATACACGCACAACTGCTGGTTGTTGGCGTTCTTGCCGATGTAGATCGTCCTGCCGCTGCTGTCGTTCCAGCCTCGCTTTTCCATCGCTGGCGGACGTCCACGTGTAGTGAACAGCCCTTCGTTGTACCAGCGTTCTACGTCTGAAAGGTTGTAGAGTCCTTCGTACTCATCGTGGGCTATGTCGATGCGCGTGATGGTCGCCGCGACTTCTTCCATATCCCATTGCAGCCTGTCCCACACCGTGATGTGGGCGCAGGCTGCGCCCGTTAGCTCAATGCAGATTTTCCCGCGTTGTTGCTTGCCGCCAAGCATCACATAGCCGCAGACCGCGCCCTGCGGTGTGCGAATCACACAATGATTTTCGAAGAAGTGGCGCATACCGCAAAGCTTGCTTTCGAGGACAAGCCCCGGTGCGTTGAAATGCACGAACTGATCAAAGGCCCATTGGGCCAATCGCGCCCTAACCGCTTCGTCCCGCTCACCTTCGCGGATGAGTTCGTTCGTGATTTGTTCTTGAAGCGCGTTGGTTGTCTCGGCGTAGGCGAGAAGTCGAGCTTCAAAAGAGAAGGTTAAAAAGTCGATATGCGCGACCTGTTCAACAACAGGAAGGCACATAGCAATCAGCTTCGACTTTAGTCCCCTGTTAGTTGAGGGGACTTTAGCCACCACGCTGGCGTGGGGTAATGCCGAAAGATCGTTCAAGCACGACCCCGCAGATAGGCGAACACGGCACACAAGGCAATGCCGAGCGTGAAGCCGGCAAACATGCCGGCACTGAAAGCTTTGGCGATGAGATCAGGCGCCATACGAGACAGACCCGCTTTCGGGCTCCAAGAAGGAGCAGCAGAAGGCGCAATCGTCGAGAGTGCCGCCTTCGTCAAGAATCAGGGCGCATTCGCTGGCGGCGTGTCTGGCCCGCTCACGCTGGGGAAACACCTGCGCCGATTGGAATTCGAGCCGCTCGCCCTGGATGCGCCAAACGGCGGCGCGAAAACCGCCTGCCGTTGGGATCGAAATGCCTTCGAACTTCTGCCGTGTCGCCATGCTGGGGGCCCTTCCCTGCTGGTGTGGGGCCTCCCGCCCGACGACCCCTAGGGGGATGCATCGGGAGGGCCGGGAGGCATATACAGCTGCCCTTGCTGCCGTCCACATGGTGTGGACGTTGCGTAGAGTACACTGGCGGTGAACGGGCCGTCAACAGGGTGTGAACAATGAGCGCAACGCTAGAACTATTCGAACGATGGAAGAAGGCAAAAGGCTACGAGACAGACACGGAGGCAGCGCTACGACTTGGGATCACAAAGCAGACAATTAGCAACTGGCGAGCAAGGGACGGGAACGCTTCACCGTACGTTATAGAGCACATGGCGAATGACCTACGCGAGGATTTCGCCACCTTGCTAATACAGGCATGGACGGAAACGCACAAAGACCCGGCAGACCAGAAAGCGGTTGCAAAACTGGTACACCGATTAGGCCCGGCAGTTATCGCGCTTGCAATGCTCGGGCCAGTGTCACCAAGCGCAAACGCGGCTGCGGAATCGATCACACCCTATACATTATGCGCACATCGCAAACACCGCAGGCGCGGGCACTCGGCCCTGTTGTGCATTATTTCCGTTGCCCGTTCACGGCGGATGCGATTAATGGGCGGTCCCTCAAACCGAAGGACCGCTGCACCATGGAAACACCGCCTTGCCTGATACCGGGCCATGCGCCGAACGGATGCGCCCGTAACCTGTACGAAATCGAAGTGCACCAGAAGCAGGACTTTACCGGCTTCTGGCTCGGCTGGAAGATGCGAGGCCGTGAGCTTGTCTCACCCGATGGCGACCGCATCAGCGTTGAACGCTTGCGCGGCATCCTTGTGATTGAGGACAGCCGAAAGCGATTTATAAAGCATCGTTTGCAGGACGCGACATGGCAGCCGGGTGTGGTGGTGCCATTCAGCCGCGTCGATCATCCGCGCCGCTGATCCATCCAGATCAAGGGCGTATCCGTAGGGGCGCTGCCCCTACACCCCAATGTCCGCATTTTGCCCAGGTGCAAGAGATTCTCTGTCACTTGCGCCTGTGACGGGTTCCCGATATGGATCGTAGACACCGCCTAGAGCCTGCTGCCGGCAGATCGTTTCCGGCACATCGGGCAGCGGGGTTACTTGTTCGGTGTAACAGTTGCAGTCCCCAGAGTTACGCTTGCCGTCGATGCCGTCCGCAATCACACACAGAGTGCGTGGCTCGGTCTTGACTTCCCTACCGTCAAAAATCGGCTGTGATCCA